ATACCTTGTTGAAGTACAGGAAGTATGTCGCGGTCACGAATTACTTTGCTGACTAATCTGTGCTCGTTATCTGCCGCCATGTTCCGTATCCTTCTCCTATAAACGCTCTAGGTCAACTCCCCATGAACCATACATAGCGTTCCGAGTGGGTAAGTCAACCACACCTTTTAAATTTATGCGATAAGGCAAATCATCAACTAACTCTTGTGTCGTTGAATAAATCTGTGCAATATTAAATGGGTTGCCGCCACGTCTGTCAAGTATTTCCATGATTCTGTCTAAAGCAGACAGGTCCCAACCATTTTCTTCAATACCTGCTAGTTCAACGGACAAACCGTATTTATTAGTAATCATCCAAAGTTGATACACCGCTGTTTTGTTAATGTTCTTAACTTTAAGAGTTGTTTCTTTAGAAAGAAACTTTCTCTGAGTAACTTCTTCTGTCTCTGCTACAACATCAGCAAGAACGATTATACGAAAAGGGGTTTCATTGGATATATCTCCACCCCTCACAGAACCTCAACTCTCGCATACTTTAAAATGAAATCACGAAAAGATTCCGCAGACTTATTTGCTTGGTCTGTAACCTCTTCAGGAACATCATCTGGAACAAGTATTGCATATTGACCGTCGTTTTCATCCATACGGGCTTTTACAAAGCGAGTGTGTTTACAAGAGTCGTGAAGTTTGTAAGAAGGACACGAGCATTTTGCTGTCGTGTCATTAGGGCGTAGTTGTACCTCGTACACACCCGTAGGTGAGAGGAACAGTTGCACTGTACGCCAAGTATCCAAGTTGTTTGAGCCTTTCATGCTCTAGCCCTCCGCAAGTCTTTGTTAGTAAGTCGAACCCTATGGAACGCCTCATTAGCAAAACTCTCCATCGCATTGCTGTATTTGGCACCCCAATTTTCCAGCATTTCGTTGGTAGTTACAATTGTAGGCAGTGCACGGTCATAACGACTACGTAAAATCTCATCAAAAGATGAGTCATCGTATTTACTTCCGTACTCTTTACCTAAATCATCAAGTATTAATAAACGCACATTTAACCAGTCTTCTTTAGCACGTCCATGTAAACCCTCAATAAGTCGATTCATTTCACGCTTTTCTTCAGGCTCTGCATCGAAGGTTGCCTTCTTACGTGACATGTACTCAGGATACGTTAAGTAGTACACAGGACGAGACAACATGCCGTAATCAGATTGATTGGAGTACTGAAGTACATTACGGGCTGCCTCTTGGTCATCTGGCAGACGGCGTATGAACTCCATAGCAGCAACAACGGCATGAGTGGTCTTACCCAGCCCAGGTCCGCCATCAAACAATAAGCCAACACCAGTCAGCCCTAGACCACCTACCTGTTTGATGACAGACCCAGACCCTAGGTCCTCCAACCAATCTTCAACTGGTTGAGGAAACTTAGTAATCATGTCGCTTGGCTCAAGGCCCATAAAGCGACGTGGGATATTGGAGTTACGGAGAATCCAGTGCTTTTTTAAAGAGGGCAACTCATCAACTTGATAGGTCAACTGTTACTCCTTTGTCGTCGGTGTACTTGCCTTTTCCATCTGTAGTCATCTGGGTTTTGTTAAGTGCTATTACAAAACACTTCTGACCTGGAAATAACACACTTGTAATTACATCGATAATCTTAGTCTTCCATTGAGGCATATCAACCACCACAAAAACTGGAAGGTCTTTCTTTTTCTTAGCCATTCAATCTGCCCTCGTATCTCTCCAGATATTTGCGACCAACAATCGTGTTATCAAATTTACGACCATCAGAAGCATAGAGGAAATCATCGCCCTCTTCATCAGCAGCAACAGTACCAATGTTTGTGATTGCTTTATTCATGTGAGTGCGGAACATCGCAAGGTATCGCTTGTATAAGTGCGGTGCTTTGTCGCCCACGCCCTCAAAGTTCTTTTCATCAACCATAAACATCTTTAGGATTTCCAATTCGACCAGGGCTGTCGTGTTGTAATCCTTTCTCATCTTGGCAAGTGCACCCGCCAGGTTATTTACATTCACGGTGCCTGGTAGCCAAGGAAACTTACGACCTACAAGGAATGAAAACTCTGCTGCAACATCACGGGCTGTCCACTCTGCCTTTGGTCGCTTGCCACGGGTTTTGGTGTCCCGCTTGGAGGGCACGGACCTCGGTGACTCGGAGTCCAACTTGCCGATGCCGCCCACTTCCGCATCCCGCTCCTGCTCCTCACGCCACGACTTGTTCATGGTTTCCTCACTCACTTTTTGTATTTTTATATTTTCATTACTTATAGACTTATTAACTATATGACTATATGGCTGGAGCACTAAGCCATGTGGTTCACCTGTTGTTAGCCTCTGTGGAGGCTGTGGCAGTGCTTGCCATAGCCTCTGTAGAGGCTCTAAGAGTTGATAACTGTTGTGGGTATAAAACCCCCTATTTCGCTTGCGACGAGTGACTGCAATCAGCCCTCTAGCCTCTATAACCTTTAAAGCCGATTTGACGTGGCTTTGAGCCTTGACCTGGGTCAGGGCGGCGAGATTAGCCACGGAGGTCTCTACGACCCCTTCAGAGTCCGCTAAGGCACATAGCAGGATTAAGAGACGGAACTGATAGTGGGTGAGTTCCTCGTCAAAGAGGTTCATTCAGAACGACGGTATTTACGCTTACCGTCATCATCGATTTGGTCCATCACCATCTTGTAAACCAGGGCGACGAGGTTATCGGTGAACTCGGAGAGAACCTGCTCTAGGTTCTCCTCCAGTGTATCTGTCTCCATGTCGACAAGGTGTAGGCCATCTGAGATATCCCAGATTTCCGCCTTATTTTCTCTTGCCCATTCAATTGCCTCAAAGCACTCATCGCTTTCATCCCATGCTAAAGCAATTACGTCCAGCGGCGAGGCTGCTGCAATTATCTCGTCAAAGTACGAGCCAGTAAGAACAGGAAGGTTCACTTCTGATGCAGCCATAAGGATTTGGTCATGTGTTTCATTTGCTTCCGCAAACGGAAGTACGACCTCTGTTATTACTTTGTTTTTTAGTAGTGTTCTAAATCCATGCGTTACATCAACGTCATCGGATGTTCCTACAATGATTAAACGTGGCATTGCTCCCCCTATTTAATACGTGTTGTTTGTACGGATATTGGACGTTCAAGCATCATCATAATCGCAAGAGAGGAGAAGGCTCCTGCAGGTGCCATGATTACTAAATCGTATTCAAAGTACCCGATGAGGTACAAGATACCTGTAGATAAAAGCAAAGCAACAAAGCCTTTTGCTTTTCTTAAATCGATAAATGCCTCTATAGCACTGAGTGCGTAGGAGACGGAAAGGGCGGTTATAAATAGGTCTATTAATGTGGTCATAGACCCATCTTAGACCTAAGATTAAAAAAAGGCTAGGAGGAGATTCCTTCAAGACCGCCGTATGTGCGAAGTCGCCATGGGATGTGCTTTGGAATCCAGTCTTCCAAGGTGAGCAGCAAACGAGGTATTTTAATGTTTTTAGCAAGGTAGTAAAACGACTTAGATGCGTGGGCTGTTCCTTGCCAAATAACCCCAAAGTCAGCAGGCATTGAGCCGTCAAAGTACTCTGTGCTGATGAATCCAGGCTCTACTTGAACGTTATCAACCGTGACGGTTTGCCCAGTTAACGTTCCAGTTAAAGAGGCTGTCATGGTGATAGTTCCTGAAGGAGATAGGCCTTCTGGGACATACAGAGATACTTGGTAGCGTTTCCACGAGGTAGTTAGTTCAACTATTTCTGAAGCGTTTTGGCTGTCTGGTCCTGACTCATCGTTTGCTGCAAGTGTTAAAACCACCGTGCATGGAGCACTTGCTTTTAAGTACATAGAAAAAGCGTAAGTTTCGTCCTCTTTAATTTTATATGTTGTTGATGTAGCGACAATTGTTGTAAAAGAAAGACTGTTTTGACCACTAAGGCGTAATGCCTGGCTTCCAGGCAGAGAGTCAGGAGAATCGGCAACTAGGGCCTTTGACGAGTTAGTTGTCCAACCATTTGAGTTTGTTTCAAACGAAGGATTATTTACAAGGTTTACTTTTCGTGGTTGTAAGAATAAATCTAACCCACGTGCTTCATCAAAATCCGTTAGCAAATCACTGATGCCAAATTGAACCATGTCAACGTAGTACGTTCCTTGAATTGTAAAGTACAGACGAATGCCCGCATATTTTGCTCCTGCAGGTGCAGTTGCTGTTGCAGTTCCTCTTTGATACTGACCAATTGTTCCAAGTGCTGTTCCTAAAACCCTGGAACCAATCTGAACACCCTTGTCGTCGTACCAATAAATAGCAGGTCGAACTTCACCATTTGCTACTGATTTTGCGTAGTAACTCACTCTGTAACTTGTTGCTGCTTCAACAGGAACCCCAGCAGTAATTGCACTGTAGCCATTAAATGTTCTTCCAAGGCTTATGGAAGAACCACCAGCAGCAGAACCCACTGGAGATACTGCTGTAGAAATCATGTCACCCGAAATAGTTGCATAGGTAAAGGTTGTAGGAGTTGGTACTCCAGTCACAGTGTGAGTTCCATTGTAGTTTGAATCAACACCCGCAACAACTACGCTGTCTCCTACTTCAAGACCATGTGCTGTTCCCGTAGTTAAAGTAGCAACTTGATTTGTTCGTTGTTTAAAGGTCACGGTAGGCAGTGAAGTGATTACTTTGCCAGCCCAAGTAGTATCTACGGCATTTGTTCCAGTAGGTGCTGCTTGTGTTGTATCTGCAGTTAAAGTTCCTGCTCTTACAGACCAACGACCAATGCTCTTAGTAAAAGAAGAATCGGCTGTATCAAGAAGCCTGTTTGGAGACTCAGTAATAGTTGGGGCGTATCCTGTTACTGTCTCAATATAGTTGCTAATTCCAATTGTAGTACCTTTTGTAGCAAACAGCCTAACGCTTTCACGAATCAGTTGCTTTTGGTTTTTGTAAGGAATTCCACGCTCTGGATAAAGACCATAAGAGTAAAACTTAGGGCCAATAAATTGTGGAGGAATTTTTGAATCACCAAAAGAAGGAGAAATCAATTTTGCATAAGTTAAAATTTGGTCATAAGTAAACCCAAATCCATCTAAGAAAGCATAGAGAAATAGGTTTTTATCAGGTACATCTGTAGGACTGTTCTCATAAGTTGTGAATACTCGTGGTATTAAGTTATAGAGAATGTCAGTTCCGTTTTTATTTTCTGGGATAAGTGTTAAGGCGTTACCAGCGTTTAGCCATGTTTCTGTAGATGTAAAAAGGTACATGCTGTAATACACAAACTGACCTTGTGGTAAAGCATAGGAGTTTTCGTCAGAAAGGTTATCTACACCGTCAATAAATCTGTCTCGTTCAACTAATCCAGATAAATTTGAAGTAGAGGTTTGTTCCCAAATAATTGTTCCGTCTTCTTGACTTTCTGGAAAATTGTTATTGTTTCTGATTAGGCGTATTTTTGTAAAATCACCTTGAGGAAGAAACCAAGTTAAAGAAACTTCTGAGTAAGAAATTGCACTGGCTTCAAGTGGTTCAACAGAATAGACAATACGAGGAGCGTTACCGTAGTACGTTCCTCTATATATGGAGCCAGCGTATTTTGCCACTTACTCACCGCCTAAACCATTTGAATAGCGATGTAATCAATAAATAAAGTGTAGTTAGGTGCCTGTGAGTCTGTTACTGGTACTGATAAAACTGCTTCCCAACCAAATTGAGAATTAGTAACTGTTTTAACAGTTGCGTAACCGTTTTTAACTGTTGTTCCATAACGTAGTTGTGCCATTACGACAGGTGCAGCAGTAAATCGTCCAACAGAAAACAAAGTTGTACCGATAATTAGTGAGTCACCTGTGACAGTTGTAGGAAGGGCAACGGTCCCTGTTTCAATAGCGTAAGGAATTTGGCCTGCTCTATTTACACGACCGTTAAACGTTTGAACGCCTGAAAAAGTGTTGTCTGCAACTTTTGATGCATAAGACGCAAGGTCAGGAAAAGCAACGGCTAATGAATCCCAGTCATTGCCATTCCATACATACGTTTCTCTATAAGCCATTGTTTAATACCTCATTACTCAGAAAATTGCTTAGTTTTTTCGTCGTACTTCATCCCTGGTGCTACAAGATTTTCATTATCAGTGATATCCACAATAATTGGGTTACTCTTAATGATAGATGCTAGACGTTCGTCTACATGGAAAAGTTCAACAACTTCTCCGTCAATAACGTAAGCAAGTTTTATAGTATTAGCGTCCATTTTGTTCTCCTTCTGAGGGGTCAGCACTAACTGTAACAGCACCCCATAGCCCTATGGGACATGAAGCATGAGGCAATTTTGTTTTTTCAGTCATAAAACAACCGCATTTGGTGCAAGTTTTGGTTGCTTGAATTAAATGCTTACATCCAAGACAATGGTTATATCGATAGTTTCTGGTCTCGTCATCAACTCTACCGATTTTAGGGTTTAGTAAATCCCAAGGACGAACAGAGTCTCCTGGATTTTTTTCCTTCCACAATTGCCAAGGGCTTTTTTCAGTCATATTATCCTCCGTATTGCTTTAGTTCGAGAGAGCCGATTGTAGTGCCTTCTTGGTAGTTTGATGGGTAACCAAACACACCTGTTTGTGTACCAAACCCAGTTGTAGCGTTAGCAAAAGTAAAACTACCAATAGCAGTTGCATAAGCATTATCTGAGAATACCTCAAATGCCAAGGTAGTTCCTTGACCAGTAGCACGAACCGCCACAAAAGGCTTACCAACGTTAAATTGTTCTTGAATAGTTATTGTTCCGTTGATGGATTGAACTAAGTATAGTTTATAGAAGTAGTTGTAGCCAGTTCGAGTTACCTCTGCTTGTGGGCAAACCATCCTAAATCCAGTGGTGTTGCAATTTGGGTATCCGCAAGGACCAGTTCCACTTACGTATCCACCAGGGCAGGTGTAAACAGTAGAACAAACATCTGGTCCGTAAATGTCACATTCTCCCTGCTCATAGTGACCAGATTGGCAACCATCGCAAACAGTTGTTGTGTAGGCAGGAGGACACGTCGTCGTTCCAACCCTCTTAGTCGTACATACAGTGTCTCTATCGCAGCAAATGCTTGAACATTGTTGTGTAGTCACTGCTGGAAAACATTGAACTCCAATACCTGCAAAATAGGAACACTTTGCTGGAGAAATGGTTACTGTTTTGCAACTTTGGCAAGTTTTAATGCATTTGTTTTCACACGTTGTTACGTTTTCATAAGTCGTAAAGCACGGGTCGCGTTGAGTTACTTCTCGACAAGAAGGAACATCGCACACAAAGTACGTTGGAAGACGAGAAACGCAAGGTCCTTGTGTACAGGATTGGCTTGCTTGTAGGCCACCACTACAGTAACTAAAAGAACATTGGTTATCTACAATACAGTAGCCCTCTTGTACAAGGGCAACGGGAC